GTAATGGGCCTTTTAACGAACCTGATTCAATTCTTACTTTATTGTTAGTAAGGTTTAATGCACCTACTGATGGAATTGTTACATACATCGTATCAACTTCACCCACCAATTGACTCGGACTTCCGTTTGCATATGATGCTGATAAGAAATGACCATAATCCGAAGTTGATATTTTTTGATTTGGATGTCTTGATATTATAGAACCACTAATTGTGTTAAAAGTACTATCAGGAAATATTCTGTATAATACTTTTTCAAATGAAGTATCTAAATCTAAGTCAGTTGTATTGTCGTCACTAAAATAAGCTTCTCTATTTTTAGCGTGTTCTTGAATTATCTCATTTGATAATGGTTCTGAATAATATCTGACTTCTTGAATACTTGAAGTTGTATTAATTCCATTATTAAATGGAGATTCTAATCTGTTTAAACTACTTGATTGTTGTGTTGAGTTCCAAATAATATTAATATCATGTGATGTTGTTGATGCAGTCGGATTAGCTAGTATATCACCCCAATCGTCTACCCACGCAGAATATAAACTATATCCACCAGAACCAGAGTTTACTGTCACAGCGATATCGCGTTGTTTCTTATATGGAACAGTTGGTGTGGTCATAAACGCTGAACTTCCGTTTGTGACTGAGAAATGTCCAGTAGCTAATTGAGAATTGTAATGCCATCTCAAATCAGAAGTAGCTCCATCCCATTGGTGTAATCTAAATACAGTATGGTTACCTTGTGGCATTTTTCCTATAATTTCAATAGCACCTGGTCGTTTAGATTGTATAGTATCCCATGGGTGTATGGCTGGTTGACCGCCTGATAATTTTAGTTTATATACAAATCTATCGTGTTCGTATACATTTTTAGTATCTGCGATTCTTGGCCCACCATACTCTCTAATTTTAAGAAATGAACTTGGAATACCATATGATGATATCAATGATTTAAATGACCTAGCAGTACCTTTAGATTTATATATACCAGGTAAGTTGTTTAGTAAACGTCTCCACGTTTCTTGTACTATTTCTTTTGTAGGTTTCGTCTCAAGTGAGCCGGAATTAATCCCATCATTAGTACCTGTTTTATTAACACCTAATTCGTAATTCCATAAAGCTGCGTCTGAGTATCCGTTGAACAACTTCCAACCAAACCCTTCAGCTACTACATCGACTAATTGATTTGGAAGTCCATCTTTTGGATGTTCTTCTCGTAGGTTTACAGTTGTTAGAGCTTCTATGTAAGTCCATACTATATCAAAATGTTGCCCAATCATATTAATAAATGTTATATACTCAGAGTTCTTTTCGTCATCTTGTATATTTACAGGAATTAAATTTCGTAATCTTCCAGCGTTTACGGCATCATAGTCTTCAGCTATTTTGTAAGTTTTATTATACCACAACTTACCTTGTGAAGTTGTTGACCCATAGAGCTCATTTGGATTTGTAGAAGCTTTTGGGTATGGTTCTACAATAAACTCAGATGATGAGTGATGTGTATATAGTGAAGCTTGATTACTATAATATAACCAATATTCAAAATCGTCAAATCCACCAATTAATGCGTCTCGTCTATTTTGTGATTGAGATATGTTAGTTAATGCTTCAGAACCACTTACATTATTTAATGTGGAAATTCTTGAATCAAATCTTTCAATTTGTTGTAGTTTATATCTAAAGTTCTTGACTCTCTCAGCTGCTGACGAGAAGTTTACAAAGTTTGAAAAATCTGAATGGTCGGTGTTTAGTTTAATGTTACCTAAAGACCCACTAAAAAACTTGTCTATTACTTGTTGGCTAGTTGGGTATCCTGCGTCTAACAAACTATTCCAACTTTCAAATTCTCCACTACCATTATTGGATGATGCTAATTCGTAGTTAAAGTTTGGTTCAGAAAAATCATTAGCACTACCGATTGTTTCCAATGCATTGAAGACTATTAATTTCTCAACATAAGGTTTTATTAATTCTAATTGAACATCTACTACGTCATTAATTTTAACTGATGAGTCAACTTCCGTATATAACTTTAATATTGCCTCATCTACTGATTGTAATCCATCAGCTTGTGTATTATATGTTAAGCTAAGATTGTCAGTATTAATAACAACAGTACCACCCGTTTCTACTAACCTTGCCGTATCTTGTGGTACATCTGGTGGTAATGATCCAGATGTTAAGAACGGCTCATCATCTTTCTTAATCCAAGACAATGTAGTATTAGAGTTTCTTGTTAGTTTATATCTATCAAAGTTTTGGGTTACAGGATACGCTGTTGCACTTCCCGGATAAACTGTATTGAATGGTCGAGTCGTGTCTACTTCCATAAACGTTGCCCATTTACCAACACCACCATTACCATCTAAGGTTGTAGAAGTTGGTATCCAAACCAAACCTGCTCCATCGTTTGGATAGGGCAGAGTGGCAACAGTAACAGGATTTAACGTTCCAAAGAATGCCATATCTAAGACATTATTTATTTTGTTATTACCTAAGTTTAAAATAAATGGCGTATGATTATCTCTACCCTCAAAAGAATTACTTGGACTTCCAATATTTTTTCCATTGTATACGTTTCGTAATCCCAAAAATGCATTAGGGGTTACTGAAGCAATTCTAATTTCTTTTTTGTCTGCGGATATCTCTGTTATTCTACCCCTAGCTACTTGATGAACATGATTATATACAATTGAATATGTACCCGATTGAAATCCAGCATATCTAATATCCTTTTCAGGTTGTACTAAAATAGCAGGAGATGTTCCATTTGCTGGAACATTGGTTTTTATTTGATTACCAATACTTGAGTATTGTCTTTGGTCACCAGAATAAACGTGGTACTCCATTGTTGGAATCGTAAGACCCCGTACACCAGTACCAGTTAAATCTTGTGGTTGTAGCTCTAACTCAACTATCCCATTTGATATAGCGGCTAAATCGTCTGCAGACCACGTCTGCCCAAAAGTAGGAGACTTGGAATTAACTTGGTCGGTATTTGTATATCTATCTAAAGGCATTTTTTATATCCAAATGTACTCCAGAATAAATATCCTCTTGTACTCTTTTTTTAGCTTTAGCTATTGTACGATAATCATAACCATCCATTTGATACAATCCACATGGTAATGGTGTAACTCTATATTTGGTTTCATATCTTGTTATAGTCCTCGGCGTATTAATATCTCTTGCTTCGTATTCAGTAAAATTTTTAATTCGTGTAAACTTTTCAGTTTTCTGTATTCGTTGACACTTTTTTCTTATAGCTAAATGCTCTTGATAAAGATTTTGATTTTGCCATTTTATATCTATAAGTAGTTTATTTTGAAATCCTAAAATCATTGCTTTATCTAAAACATCTTTTAAATTAGGATAACTTTTAATCTCACCTCTTAGTATTATATCAATATCATTTGTTTTAATATTAGCACCATACACTTTTTCTGCAAATGAACCTACTAAATAAACTTTATAGTCGTCTAAGTTAGTAGCTTTTTTAAGCTGGCCCCACCATGATTTGAATGCCATCATTGTTGGTTCATTCCATGGGGTTCGAGTTTCTATGTTACCTGCTCTAAAATAAAACATATATTCCTTTAATCTGAGTAATAGTCATCTGAGTAATAGTTTCCACCACCACCACCACCAATGGAGTTTGAACCACCAGTAACACCCGATAGGTTACCTACTCCACCACCACTTGTGTTTCCAGCTGGTTGATTAGCTTGTGCATTATTAAGGTTAGCCATATTATTATCAATGTAACCTGGTGGCACCATTGATGTGGTTTCTGTTTGACCTTCTACATAACCCCATGCAGCTGTTGTAGCTAAGTCTCTTGGGATTTGTGAATAAGTTCCTGTATTAATTCCGGCTGGAACACTTGGGTATACAAATGACAATTTCTTGATAACTGTATCTATATTATTTCTAAACGTTTGGTCATCATATCGTGTAGCTTTTGTTGATGGAGTACCTTCTATTGGTAGTACAGGCAACTGTCCATATGTTGGTGTTGCAAGGTCTGAACTATTTGGAACTATCTCATATGATATTATCTGACCTCTAACGTTTCGCTCAATAGGACGTGACACCTGTGGGTTTTCTCCACTTGGTGCTTGTAATGGAGTTCCTGAATCTACGTTAACTGGTGTAGATGTTTGATTTGTTGTAGGTGCCATTGCCATATTATCTTACCACTTTAAAATAAAAATTATCATCATAGTATCGTGTTGTACCACCTTGGTCTACTCTAAAACAAAACTTATAGAATCTTTCAGGTTGTAATCCATTAAACCAAAAGTTAAAGTAATTACCACTTGAATCACAACTTAACTTTGTATAGCTTGTATCAAATGGAATAATAACTTGGTCTGTATCGGCGTCAACTATCGAGTAATATGATGTGGTTGGTAAATACTTTATAGACTTTAATGGGTTTGACGCAAAACTTCTACTTGGATATCGTTCTCTACCAAATACTCGTATCTTACCTTTTGATTTTTCTTTATATTCGGTTTGTAGGTTTTTAACATAAACTACTATATCGTCTGAAACTAATGATGATAGTGACCCCGTAACAAAAGAAGAATCATCCCATCGTGTTTCTAAAACAGGTGGATATATTGTATGCGTGTCTGATGAAAAGAATTTGATTGTACCAAACTTTGTTGGAGAACTCTCATCTACATTTTTCTTTTTGATTATGAACCCATTGTTATTACGAGTTCCATCAATCCACTCTGTAACATATTGTGTTACATTGGTGTCAAAACTTTCTGTGTATTTATCAAATGATTGGGTGTAGTGTAATCCGCTAAATGATGACGTAAACCATGTACCCCCACCTTCGGTTACAGACCAACGTGCGTCATAAAATACATCGGTGTATAACGATGAGGTTGTATCGACATTAAATGAGATTAAATTAAAGTTGTCCAATGACCCACTAGCCGAATAACTACCACTAGCGAAGAATGTCCATCTAAACAAATAATCTCCACTTTGACGTGCATTAAATGAAATTGATGGAGATAAGCTTGATGTTATATTTTTAACATATCCAGTTAAGTCATTTGTGTCAACCACACGACCATCAGGATCAATAATATCAAATTCAATTCCTTGTGCAGTTCCATCAGCGTATGTTGTTTTATAGTTACCAGAATCTAAATCGAAACTAGCAGTATACCCAGCGTCAGCTTGTAAATAGTATTTTCTATTAAGAGTTGCTCCACCAAATCCGTTTGCGTTTAATTGCATTTTACTATTACTAATGACAGCAGACCCAGTAGTTTGTGGATTTCCAGCATCACCCGTAATTGGTTGGTTTAAGGTGTAAGTAGTAGGTAGTGTATCTGACTCAACAGTAAATTGGTCTAAGATTAATGTACCAGGAGGTGTTGTTGCAAATAATAAGAAGTTGTCAATATTACCCGATGAACCATCAGCTCCGTTAGTATCAAAGAATGTATATTGTATTTTATACTGACCGGCCATACTTGATGTAAATCCAAGTTTGTAAGTTCCAGTAGCTGATATTGATTCCTTGTATCCTACAATTTCATCATTTAATCGTGAACCGCTTGGGTCGATTACATTAAAATCTACACCTGATAATGTGTCTCTATTAAAATCAAAATGAATATTATATATTTTAGCATCTTCCAATGATGCTGACAAGTTTGCCGTTCCACCACTAAAATTAGATGATGATAATACTAACTTACCATCTATTGCTTGTACAGATGGTACTTCACCTAATGTACCATTGATAGGTTCAACTAATGTAAATCCACCAGTACTACCAACGAAATCATAATATGCTTCTAATGCACCAACTGTTGCAGCGTCAAGTGGTTTGTCCACTGTTGAATTTGCTGTATCCCAACTTGAACCACTTAGTCGTTGTGTCCAAGTAACACTTTGGTCTTTTAATGGATAGTCTATTTTTCCAATACCCTCTTCCCAAGATTCTTTTAATGGAAACGTATATAGAGTGTAGTCCGATTGTATTTCTCTACTCTCAATGTTTTCTAATCTAAGTCTATATTGTGGTGATGTTATTGTACCAGCATCCACAAGACTCTTTAACTCGTTTAAATTAAATTGAATTAAAGCTCGTGAGTTACCTAATAGGGTAGTGTCATCTGTGTCGTAAAACTTTCCGACTTCAAGAATTTCATCTTTACCTGTGTTTTGAGACTTACGAACATTGTCTTCGTATATTGTAGCGTCTTTTTGTGGATATATTCTATAAATCATGTTTTACCTCTAAAATAACGGAACTACTCTACCACGAATATCAATATCAGGAAATTTAATTTCAAATACCGATGGGTCTTTAGGTGGGTATACAATACCCTTCTTTGTAGCGTTCTTAATGTTATACTTTCGTGGTGAATATTGACCACCATCTTTATTTATTATTTGTAAACCACCCTCACCTAAAGCGTTCGGTCTAACCACACTCTGAACACCATCAACTTCATCTAACATTACATAAAGGTCAGATAACAGAATGGGTTGGTTGATTCCAATTTTGTCTACTGCAAAATAATTTTTTAATTTAGCTATACAATTTAAAAGAACTTCGTTAGCGTTAAAGTTTGGTTTAACTACAAGTTCGAAATCAATAGCAATATTTACTATATATGCATTCTTTATATTGATAGCATCTGTTAGGATTCTATAAAAAGACATATAGTTTAATAAGTTTGTTTTAGTTGCGTTGTTTATTAAAGCAAGTTTCTTGTTAGAATCGTATCCTAATACATAAAAGTTTATAGCTAATGGATTTGAAACAGATGTATCTGTAAATACCCCATCATCTAATAATGTTTGGATTTGAAAATCTGGCGCCACAAATGCTTTTGATATAGAACCAAATTGAGGTGGCATAGCGTAAGCTCTTACTACATAATCTTCTCGTGTTACTGCTCTTGCCTGAGCTCCAAAATATGCTTTAGCATTTTCTCTTACCTCATCCATGGTCTCTTCAAACTTACCACCCATTGCTGGTACTTCATTTGATACTGCTATTGACTTTTTAGCTTCTTTAAATAAGTCACCATCTAATCCTATATCTGTTGTTTCGATAACTACATTAGCTAACTTATTCAAATCTTGTGCAACAACATTATCAATAACACCCTTACTAATTCTATACGTTACACTTAATGTAGTGTTTGCTGGAGCGACTCCATAGGTTTTTGAATACAAAAAGTTTGATGGGTCAAGTCCTTGATTTAAGTTACCAGTTGCATTGTACAATGATGACCCAACGTTATCTGGATTTGGAAGTAACTCTTCATCAGCATTTGATGATACACCTGCTCCAAATTGAATTTCAATCTCCCCCTCGTCTGTTACACGAGTTATATATCGTTTAGGAACTTTTTTTAATTTTAATAAAGCTGGAGTTTCACTTGCAAATGCTGAATGCTTTAATGAGTACTCTGATGTGTTAGGTGATTCTTCAAATACAGTATCTTGCCCAAGGTAATCTACCTTAGTCCACTCATCACCCTCAGAATCCATTATTTTAATTACGTCAATTAAACCATCTTCATCTTTTAATCGTATCTTATCATATATCTTAGGAGAGCCGAATGTATATGTTTCAACCTTCTCTTTACCACTTGTAGCTTGTACATATTTTTTCAAAAGAAATTTTACTGGTAGATTTGTATTGTCATCTATTTGATAAACGGATACTTCCGTTGGGTCGAATGATGATGAATAATTAAATCTAACTTTTTGATTTGTAGTAAATGCAATATCACCATCAGATTCTGCGGTGACTTTAGCTCCTTCTTGAAGAGTAAGTGCGTATCTAAAATCTGGTCTTACATTTGCACCACTACCAATTGCTGGTACTAATTGGTACATACTTAACTTAGAAGTTGCTGGCACATTAAGTTTAGGTTTATATCCTAAAGATTGTGCGATTGCAAATACGTTCTTTTTTTCTTGTGCTTGTTCTAATAGAGACTCTCTTAACTGAACATCCGTATAGTACGAAAGTACATCACCTACATATGATGCGATTTCCATCATCATCATACCAGGAGAAGCCTCGTTGAAGTCATTGTAAGTTTGAGGGAAATAGTTTTTTGTGAAGTCTATAAGATTAGTTCTTATACTTCCAAAATCTCTACCTATTAAACTAACATCTTTTTTAATTTTATCTGCCATATCCTATTACCCTATGCTATTGATAGACCACCTTGTTCATCTACATTTAATATAATTATGTTATTTGCTCCACTTTCTCCAACAGAAAATGTAAAAGAAATATTAACTCTATTACTATCCGCTAAGTTTTCTACTACTATTTCAGTCATATTAATATATGGTAGCCAGAATTTAATATCTTCCGATACAGTATCTTTTAGATTATCTAATAGCTCTTGAGTTATATTTTCAAATAAGAATGATGGAATATCTGTTCCAAATAATGGTTGTAGTGGTCGTTCTCCTTTACGCGTTAATAGTAAATTTTTTAAATTAGATAAAGCTTGGTCTCGTGTTGTGTAAGTGCTAGCGAATATTGGAGTACCCCCTAATGGGAATGGTATTCCAACTGCCACATTCTTTTGTAAATCTAAAGGATTTATCTTTTGTGATACTCTAGCTTTTGCCATTACAATAACCCTGATTTCTTTTTATTAATAGCTTTCATTAGCCCTGAGTAATCTCGTGTTAATGCATCTGCTACACCAGAGTCAACGACTTTCTGCATATCAGTTGTTCGTCCATCTGAATCTGTTTGTGGTATCATGGATGTATTTACTTGGCCATTACCACCAAATGCTTGAGCCATATCAGCCCCAAACATACCATTTGGTGTACCACTCATATTTCTCCATTGACCATCATTAGCGGTTTCATTTAATAAATCAGAAAACTTGTTCTCTTTGAACATTGCTGTTTTTGGTTTACTTTTAGTTTTTCGACTAATCGTTTGCTTTGGAGTATTAGCTTCTTTTAAAAGAGATTCCTTAATAGCCATTGTCTGTTTAGCTACTTGTTTTTTTACCTCTTCTTTAATTAACAATTTGATTGCTTTTACAAATTTGTTTGTGTCCATAGTAATAAATAGTTTAAATTATTTTTATTGTTTCATTAAGCCCAATTCAGTCGTTATTTTTGCAATACGAGCTGTTATTGCGGCTGTTTGTCCTTTGAGTGTAGCACCTGCGCCAGCAAGTGGGGCATTTACCCCTACATATTTGTTTGGAGTTGCAGAAATGTTTCCAATTGCTCCAGCTTGCGCAAAACTACTCACAGCAGTTGTTAACTCATTTAACTCATTTTTGATTTCTTCGATTTGAGTAAACATATTATCCATAGCAGCTTTCCATGTTGGAGTTGATATATTTACATCACCACTACCAATGATAGCTACACTATCTGTTTTAGCATTAAGTACAATCCTATCACTATTAGCTACAATCTGATTACCAGTGTAGACTGCTGTTGGTATAATCCCCCTAGCTCCAGCTACATCATGTGCTGAGTCAAGGGATATTTTATGTCCCGATGTAAGGTATATTGACGTGTCGTCATCATTTACATCTTCGATTGTGAATGTGTTCCAACCATCTGCTTTTTGAGTATTTCTTAAAATTGTGATTGGGTTTGCTGGTGGGCCTGACCAAGTAGGTTCTTTAGATGTTTGTGCTCCTGATGGTGTATATCCTAATCTTATCGATTGACCGAATCTACCTTCAAGTAAAACATCACCACTAAATGGTTGAAGTTGTGATAGGTCAGCTACTTCTTCAAATCCGAAATCAAAAGCAAAATCAGAAGAACCACCACCCGATGGATTCCCTGCTGCAGCTGCTTCGTAACTACCACCATCTGTACCAGATGATAACCCAAGTGAAGATTTAGGAAGTGCGTTGTGATTTATGTTTCGTTGTAAAGATACCGAAGTTGTATAGTAGTATCTTGAAGTTCTTGCTAATGAACTAGCGTCTGGTCCGGGATGTTTTAGAATATGAATCATTTCACCTATAACAGGAACACGTTGAATATTCGTGTCCATTGGCCATGCTACAACTTCACTAAAAGCGTTTCCACCATTATTGATTTCTACTATTATGGAGTGTAGAAAATCAGATTCGGAGTCATTAAGTTTAACTTGTTTAACAGTACCTACCATTACTCGTCTCCACTTTCTTCTTTAGGTAAATCTTTTTCTACTTCATCGATAGCGTCCATTAGTTGGCGCTTTTCGTCTTCTGATAACATAAACCCACCATCGTCTGATGAGTTATTGTCTTTCATCATTCTTTGAACAATAGCCGCTAGTTTTACTAATGCGTCATCATTCCTAACTGATATGTCAAGATATTCCTTTATTAATGGAACAACTACTGATGCATCATTTAGATTCTTGACCATTGGTTCAAGTTGTGCAATCAGTAGTTTAATTTGTCTATCTTTCTTTTTTTGATTGGAGTATATATCCCCCATCAAGTCAGCAAAAGACTTTCCTTTAAATATTTCATCGTCTTTGGTCATTGAATTCCTCAATTCTATGGTTTAGATTTTGTAAACCACCATTTAAATAATCGATATATAATTCTTTATATAAGTATTTTAATTTTCCAATTACTTTTGTTATATATTGTGTTTGTACGCCAGTTCTTTCTCTAATAAGTATGTAGAGTGCCTTTTTGTTGTACGAATAAAGGTCGTGTCGTGTTCTAAATAACTCATTAATAGAGTCAGCAATTTTTTGGTCTCGTTCTTTTGTAAACAATTTAAATAGATTAGCATCTATATATCTTACATAGAAATCAAAAAAGTCAGATACCGAATCTCTCATTTCTTTATCAAATACTTCATTCGTTATATTTCTTGAAGTATCAATCGCTTCTACCTTATCTTTTTGCTTCATACGTTGGTAGTTCTGATTGTTTTCATTGAAGAGGTAGTTTCTAGCTACAACTGTAAAGTAGGAAAATGCTCTACCATTTGCTCCATTGAATTTAGTTATCTTTTGATTTAGAAAAGCTACTACGTTTGCCTTTACGTCATCGTAAGGAACATCGAAGTAATACGTTTTGTAAGTATGTATTACATTTTCAGACAACTTATCGAATGGGTAGTGAATAAATCTATTGTAGATTTTATTCTTTAACTTCATATCATCAGAACCATTATATGCGTTTATAGCTATTTCTGTGATTTTTGTAAAATACCTCTTACTTCGTTTCCTTCGCTTCTTGGCCATAATATTTTTCTAAGTCTTCTATTATTTCATACATCTGCTTAAATATAGTCCCAGTCTCATCGTCAGCTTCAAATGCTCCTTTGGTATCTAAGTCTTTTAACTTTTCCATCGACTTATCAATCTTTTGAGCGATTGTCGATATTGTGTTTTCCTGCTCTTCAACAATATCCTCAGTAGCTTCGTTCTTACGGAGTAAATTCCATGTTGTAAAAATGAATACTAATGATACAATTGTATTGAGTATAATAATTGTTGTTATCATATTAATCTTCTACTATGTCTTTAAATGCATCAAATACATTTACAGACGTTTTTGTTTGTTTAGAAAACGTATCGCTTAACTTACCTTTAGCTGACGGTCTACCATTGGGGTTTCGAGTTGATTTAACTTTACTACCTTGTGTTTCCCATCTTTTGTTTTCATAAATAGCAGCCATCTGGTCTGCAGTGTGCATGATGAATGGTAATGAGGTTTTTAATCTGTCATCGTTATTGTACTTAATGTAATATTGTTTATTACCTTCGTCATATAACCCATCAGTTAATCTCATACCTATCATTTCCACTTCGGTATACTTTACACCAAAATGATTTAGGTTGAACATAGTTCGGTCATTGGTATTCATCCAATGAATATCAGGACTTGTTTTATATATCTTTCCTTGATTCTTAACATGCCACTCAGAATCATTCTTTATATAATAGTCTTTGTCAGCAGTACCTAACTTACCTAAGTCATGGTGAAGTGCTGTAAACAACAAGGTCTCTCTGTCAATGTCTTCCATTATCATTCCAAGGTCTTTCCATAGGTCGTATACCTTTAGTGAGTTTCTACACACTCTAAGTACATGGTCTACATATCCACCTGGAAATGCATTATGATAATGTTCAACTGATGATGCTGGTGTGTAAATCATTCTCTCTTCATAATGGTCATACATTTTGTTAAGAGATTCCAACCTTTCACCAGTAAAGGTTTGGTTGATTAACTTTCTGAACTTTTGGTAGTTTTCTACAAGTTCTTCTGCTGTAAAGAAATTTGTCATTTTATATTATTTAAATTATTACGTCTACTATTCCTAACTCCTTAGCTCGTTCAGATGACATAAAGAAATCTGATGATGATATGTTTTCCCAATATGCTTTATCTTCGTTAGAATATTTAGCCATTAATTCATTACAATCGCTTTCTAATTCTTCGCTAAATTTAGCATTAGATTTTACATCATTTAATTTACCAACAACAACTGTTGATAATTGGTGCACCATAATCTTAGAATGTTTTGATATCATTCGATTACCAGTTCCACAAGTAAGTAGTAATGCAGCTGCAGACATGGCTGCTCCCCTAACTATAATATTAAAAGTTATACCTTGTGCTTTCATTGTATCCATAAAGTCAATTAAAGCCAAAGTTTCTATTACATCTCCTCCTGGAGAATTTAATAGAATATTGAACACCTTAACATCTTCGTTAAGTTTCATTAACAATCGTGTTTTAGCAACGACATCGAATGTCATTCCTGATTGTATTTCACCTTCAATAATAATTACATTATCTTTAGTATCAATACCATAGTCGAATTCTCTGAAATACTTTCTGTTTGGGTCTGTCATTCCTTGCTCTTCTTTATTATAGGAAACCGATATGCTATCATCTAAATAGGTGTTCGATTCGTTTCCGTATAGTTCGTCCATAATTCTATTATTAAAGTTATACTAATATACAACATTTGTATGAGAATACCAAATGTTTTTGTTTATTTTTTAGAAGTGTCAGCGTAGTTGTGTTTTGAGTTACGTTTTATGGATTCACCATAAAGTTCTTTAGTGTCTAAGGTTTCAACTTTTTCATTAGGAACAAACCTTACTTCTTCTTTTTGCGACTGTTTTTTTTGAGGTTGTTCTTTTTCCACCTCTTTTTCACTATCTCCGCCCGTTTTTTCAG